TGCCTATGATCGTACTTTGTTGTATGCATTGTCCCAAAAGGGATTATCCATTGTGCAAAAATGTCCAATGGAAGAGACAAAAAAGCCCAATGGAAAGGGCGATAATGTCCGACCTATACCAGATAATAAACCAGATAGTAAACCAGATAATAAACCAGATGATACTACAGTATCTAACGATACTGTTCGTAGCACTGACGTGCAACGCGCTGTAGATGCGTGGAATTCTTTAATTGGCGTGAAACATGTATCTCGTATTGTTCAAGATACCCAAAGATATAATTGGCTCAAGATTCGAATCAGAGACTATGGCATTGACGAGGTATTAAAAGCAATTGGAAATATCAGGGATAGTCCATTCCTGCTTGGTCAAAATAAAAGAGGATGGACTATTACTTTTGATTGGTTTGTAAGGCCAAACAACTTTCCAAAAGTTCTTGATGGCTATTACAGCAATAGCTGTCAAGAAGAATGTCCACAGCCAAGCGGAGGTAGGCAATGGCAGTAATCAGTGATGAATCTAACAAAATAATCATATACACAGACGGATCAGCTCTTGGCAATGGTTCTCCGGATTCTGGCTGCGGCTGGGCGGTAAGGGAGTCAATGAAATGGCGGTAGGCAAGAGATTATTTGACCCTGATGAAATACGCAAGACTATTAACCTGATAAAACCTAACGGTGAATTGTTTGAGGTTCGATGCTTAGAAGCCAATGGGCGTAAGGTTCATAGTGGCTACTTTAAGTCGGCTGATGTCATGTTGGAACAACTTAGATGGCTCAATTTGTCAAACAGCAATATATATTTCACGTTGAATTATGCCAAAGACGAATGCTATTCCCGAGAGCAACGGGAGAAATTTGTGTCAAATGCGAAAAATACTACAAGCGATAATGATGTGGCGGGTTATGAATGGTTATTTGTTGATGTTGACCCACAGCGGCCAGCTGGCATATCCAGTTCGGATGAGCAACTAGCTAAAGCAAAAGAGCGGGGAAATGAAATCTTTAAATTTATGCGGAACATAGGGTTCAGCGATCCTGTTACAGCATTAAGTGGCAATGGAATTCATTTGTTGTATGGTATCCAACTGGCGCACAATGATGAAAACAAGGAACTGGTTAAGAAATCTCTTCAGACCTTGGACATGTTTTTTAGTGACGAAGTCATAAAAGTTGATACGACAAATTTTAATCCTTCAAGGATATGCAAATTATATGGAACCATGGCAATGAAAGGCAGCGATACGCCGGAAAATCCGCACAGAATGAGTAAAATTCTCGCGGGTGGAAGTGGAAATACTACGGATAAGGTATACCTGGAGAAATTGGTTGCAATGCTGCCGGTTGAGGATAAACCGCATAAATACAACAACTACAATCCAAGAGATTTTAATCTTGAGGAATGGTTACAACGGTATGGTATCCGTTACCAGACTGCTAGTTACAGAGAAGGGACAAAGTATATACTGGACGAATGCCCGTTTGACAGCAGTCACAAAGGCAAAGATGCATGTATATTTCGGGCAAGAAATGGAGCGATTGGATTCCATTGCTTTCATAATTCGTGTTCGGATAAAACATGGCAGGACGTAAGAAAGCTGTTTGAACCAGATGCTTATGAACGGCGGCAGCAAGAGTATGAACGAAAGATTTATTCCAGACAGCCGATGCAGCAAAGACCGGTACAGAGCATAGTTCCAGTTCAGGGAAATCCAGTATTTTTCACAGCGAGGAATATCTTGGACTTGCAGGTACCAGAAGAAAGATTCGTAAAAAGTGGTATTACCGATATTGACAAGAAATTAAGAGGATTAAAAAAAGGTTATGTAACTGTTATGTCCGGTTTAAGAGCTTCTGGTAAATCCAGTGTCATATCTGAAATGGTTTTAGACGCAGTGGAGACTGGAAATAATGTGGCGGTATTCTCCGGGGAGTTGGCACCAAAGAACTTTATGAGGTGGATGGATCTGCAGGCGGCTGGAAGAGGATACACGGAACCCACACAATTTGAAGGGTATTACAATGTTTCCAGGAAGTATAAGGAGCAAATTGCAGAATGGTTAGGACAACATTTCTTCTTGTACAACAACGATTATGGTAATGACTATCGGGCAGTGGCAGAACAGTTTGAAATAGCTATTGAGGAAAAGAAACTGGACTTGCTGATTTTGGATAACCTGATGGCTTTCAATATCCTTTGCCTGTCGGATAACAAATTTGAAGCGCAGACGGCCTTTATTCTGGATATGCAGCGGATAGCGAAGAAGAACAATGTTCATGTGCTATTCATAGCTCACCCGAGAAAAGCCATGGGATTCCTGCGTTTGGATGATATTTCGGGAACTGCGGATTTAGGTAATGCAGTGGATAACGCTTTTATCGTACATCGTGTTAATAATGATTTTAAGCGTCTAAGTAAACAAACATTTAGCTGGAAAGATGATAATCCAATCTATCAATCCACTAATGTTATAGAAATTGCAAAGGATAGAGACAACGGAACTATGGATTATTTTGTGCCGTTATACTATGAAATTGAGACTAAGCGGCTGAAAAATTCCAGGTCAGAAAATAAGATTTACGGATGGAATAAGAACAATGACGGATTTGTTACCGTTGAACCGGGAGAGATTCCGTTTTGATTTCTGGAAAGGGGAATAATGGACAAAACGAAAATAGATTGGTGTGATAGCACATGGAATCCAGTGACAGGGTGCCTACATACATGTGAATACTGTAGGGCTGAAGCGGGAGGGAAGCATGAGCGACATATTAAAGGCTGAAACAGAGCGCAAAAGACGATATACCATATATGCAGTAGACTTTGACGGAACTCTGTGCAAGAGTGTATGGCCGGGTATCGGCGAACCAAATATGGCACTCATTAAGCATCTCATAAAACGGCAGAAACAAGGAAACAAAATAATCCTCTGGACATGTCGATGTGGCGATCGGTTAGCAGAAGCAGTTGCGTGGTGCGGTTCGCTTGGTCTTGAATTTAATGCAGTTAATGAAAACCTACCGGAAATGATTGAATGGTACGGTGTTAACTGTCGAAAGATTGCCGCAGATGTATACATAGATGACAAGGCGGTATTCAAACCAAAGTATCAAGTGCCATTTTTGGGAGCAGTGAAAGATGAATGAGGAAGCATTGAGGCGCTATTGGAGTATTTATACGGATGCGTGGAAGTTACTCAAAAATTACCAGATAGTTACGGCTGAGAAAGTGGCACACTTGATTGAAATACATTCAGATATGGTGATAGCTGCATCAGTTTTTGATCTGGTCTGGTCGGAGATTCAGAAGTTACAAGCATCCAGTGAAGTAACTGATATATCCGGTTATCAGAATATGTTTACTGATGCATGGCGAGTGTTTAAAGCGTATTGTGAGCCAAACGATACGGAAGATTACTGGGATAATTTATCAGATACTATTATAAAAGCCAGAGAAAAATATGAATATACAGATTTTGTTATTAAATTATTTTATTGTGTTACTTTAGGAGAGATCGAGAGATTGTCTAAAATGGAGGTGTGAAGTTGTCTGAATGTAAATGCTGTGGAAATTGTGTCTGGCATATCCTGAACAATGGAGATTGGATTTGTAGTTGTGAGGATGCCGACGAGTATTGCCTGGAAACAGAATATGGATATAGATGTGAAGAATATTTCGAGAGGTATTAAAGTTGACCGCTTGCGGCCGGAGGAAGTGAGGTGATAAGGTGAAGCGTATATTAGATGCTTGTTGCGGCAGCCGAATGTTTTATTTTGACCGCAATAACCCGGATGTACTTTATGCAGATAACCGGGAGTTAGAAACAACTTTATGTGACGGACGCAAGCTACTGGTTAAGCCGGACGTGAAAATGGATTTCAGGAGTATGCCTTATCATGACAACTCCTTTAAGGTTGTTGTATTTGACCCGCCACATCTTATTAATGCTGGCACTGGTTCGTGGTTGGCCAGAAAGTACGGAGTGCTGCCGAAAGAATGGCCAGAATATCTGAAAGCCGGATTTGATGAATGTATGAGGGTGTTGGAGCCGGATGGATTGTTAATTTTTAAATGGAATGAAGACCAGATAAAGCTATCAGAGGTTTTACGTTTTTTAATAAAAAGCCACTCCTGGGAGACCAGAGGGGTAAAACCCGGTGGTTGGTATTTATTAAGTGAATAATTGGAGGACTGAAAAATGGAGTTCATAGCAATGAATTTAGATGATTTTCACGAAAATCAAAAAGATGCAGGTACGA